GCAAACTTGAACATTGGCGAGAGCCTTTTGACGGGAACATTTGCGGTCAAGTATTTCTACATTATAATCATGTAAATGGCCCATTTGCTGATAAAAACAAATTCGATGGACGACCTATGTTGGGTCTACCATCATTTGTAAAATAGTATTATAATGAGGTTATATGTTACAAAAATTAAGATTTGCACCAGGATTCAATAAACAAGTCACAGCAACTGGTGGTGAAGGTCAATGGGTTAGCGGTGATTATGTTCGTTTTAGATATCAATCTCCAGAAAAAATAGGTGGTTGGGCACAGTTAGGAGACAACACTCTTACTGGTAGAAACACAGCTTTACACCATTTTGTTAATGCATCTGGTATTAAATATGCCGCATTAGGTACGAACAGAATGTTATATGTATATTCTGGAGGAGCTTTCTATGACATTACTCCTATTAAATCTACAACAACTTTAACAAATGCTTTTACAACAACACAAAGCGATGCAACTGTTACGTTAACTTTTTCATCTGCTCACAATATTAAAAAATACGATATTATTTATTTAGATAGTTTTACATCTATTACTAATTCAAATTTTGATGGAGATGATTTTAATGGTATTACTTTTATGGTGACATCAATTCCAACTTCTACAACACTTACTATTGAAATGGATTCAGTAGAATCTGGATCAGGAGCTAGTACTTCTGGAGGTATAAGAGTTCAGCATTACTATTCAATTGGCCCTGCAGTTGAGGCATCAGCTGCTGGTTGGGGATTAGGATTATGGGGTGGTACTGTAGCTGGAGAAGTTTTTGATACTTTAGATGGAGCTTTAACTTCAGGCTCATCAAGTATTGTTCTTGATGACTCATCAGGATTTCCTGCTTCAGGAACTGTCTTAATAGACAATGAAAGAATTGCTTATACAACAAATACTACTGGTACAGGAACTTTATCAGGTTTAACAAGAGGGTCAGACAACACAACAGCTGCATCACATAGTGATGGAGCAACAGTAACTGATGCTTCTGAATATACTAAATGGGGTGCATCGCAAACAGGTGACATTGTAACAGCTCCTGGACTTTGGTCCTTGGACAATTATGGAAATAAACTTATTGCAACTATCGTGGATGGTGCAACTTTTGAATGGGATTCAGATGCATCTGGTGCAACATCTACAAGAGCAACATTGTTAGCAAATGCACCAACAGCAGCAGTACAAACTTTAGTATCTACACCAGATAGACACTTAGTATTTTTTGGAACAGAAACAACTATTGGTACAACATCAACTCAAGATGATATGTTTATACGTTGGTCTGACCAAGAATCTATTAACGAATCAACTTCTTATACCCCTTCAGTAGATAATACCGCTAGTACACAGAGACTGGCCGACGGAACACGGATCGTTGGAGCCATAAGAGGTAGAGATGCAATTTACATTTGGACTGATACTTCTTTATTTATTATGAGATTTGTTGGTGCGCCTTTTGTATTTTCATTTCAACAAGTTGGAACAAATTGTGGATTGATTGGAAAACATGCAGCCGTTGAGGTTGATGGTTCTGCTTATTGGATGTCAGAAAATGGTTTCTTTAGATACACTGGTAAACTAGAATCTTTAGGATGTTTAGTTGAAGATTATGTTTACGACGATATTAATACAGTTCCTAAAAATCACATTTATGCAGGATTAAACAACTTGTTTGGTGAAGTAACATGGTTCTATCCTGGTAGTGGTGCTGCATCTAATAATAGATCAGTAACTTATAATTTTATGGATTCAACACCAGAGCGACCAGTATGGACTACAAGTTCTTTAGCTAGATCATCTTGGTTTGATTCATCCATATTTGGAAAACCACATGGTACTGAGTATGATTCATCTGCTACAAGTGATTCAACAGTTGGAAATACTGATGGTGTTACAATTTACTTTGAACACGAGACAGGACAAGATCAAATTAAAGGTGGAACAAGAAGTGCTATCGCAGCAAACATTCAATCAGGAGATTTTGATATCTCAGCAACACAAGGTGGTGGAGCAGACTTAAGAGGTGATGGTGAATACATGATGAAAATTAGAAGAGTGCTTCCAGACTTTTTATCACAAACAGGTAATGCTAGAATTACATTAAACTTAAAAAATTATCCAACAGATTCAGAAGCAAGTTCTTCATTAGGTCCATTTACATCTACAACAACTACAGATAAAATAGATACACGTGCAAGAGCAAGAGCGATAGCTTTAAAAATAGATAACACAGGACAAAAACAACATTGGAAGCTTGGAACTTTTAGATTAGATATACAAGCGGATGGTAGAAGATAATGATAGATAAAAGCGCAAGACAATATTATGCCAATGGGCAATTAGTAAAACCAACTAGACATGGTTTAAGACCAGGTTATCGTGGTGATGATGCTTATGGTGGTGGTAGAAGTAGCGGGCCAGCAGGTGGGGCGTCATCAGGTGGAAATTATGGTGGTAATACTGGTGGTGGGGGCAACGGTCAAGCTGCACAAAGAGCTGCTGAACAACAAGCTGCTGCACAAAGAGCAATGCAAGCAACAATAGCTGCTGCTGAAAGAGAACAAGCTGCTAGAAACAGAGAACAAGCTGCACAAAGATCTAGAGAAGAAGCTGCACAAAAAGTTGCAGAACAAAAAGCTGCAGAACAAGAAGCAAAAAGTAAAGAACTTGGAGCGGCTTTGCATGGTTCTGTTAGTCCAACAAAAGCACCAGTAACAACTGATACAAGTATGGTAGAAAATATGATTGCAGGTCCTATTCAAGGAATAATAAATCAACCAAAATCAATAATAAATCCTTTTGAAACAGAAGCTAGAACAGCTATACCAACAACACCAACACCACCAGTAAGAACTAGAATTCAAAATGAAAGAGCAGAAGACATTAGAAGAAAAGCACTTGGAGATATAGCTCTTCAAACTGATAAATCTTTAATGGATGTTTTTACTCCTGAAAAACAAGGTGTTATGAGCACAGGAAAAAACTATCTAGGAAATTATGCTAAAAAAGCTATTACAAATTTTGCACTTGACAAATTAGGATTAAGTTTTCTTAATCCTTTTATAGGTATTGCATCTTTACTTGGTAAAGATCCAGTAGGATCACTTATAGCTAAAATGCCTAAAGGAAAAGGAACAAGCATTAACTTTGAACCTCCTAAAGATAGAGATGGTGATAGAGGTCAAGCACCTAAAAATATTATACAAGCAAGTGTTGAAAAATTTAAACCAACAGATGAACAAACAGCTCAAATGAATGAGATAATGAGAAAAAGAATGATACTGCAAGGTTACGCAGATAAAGGACAATTAAATGAACAAGGTATGAATACTTTGGCACAGATGAATCAATTAATAAATCAATATCAAGTAAAACCAGGAAGTATATTTACGTAATATGGCTAGAATAGTACAATCATTAACACAACCTTTAGAAAAATACGATCAACAAATACAACAATCTTTTGTTAGAGATGTTGATAGTATAGTACAAAAATTAAACACATCTTATCAACAAGATTTAAAAGAAGAGGCGGAAGCGGAAGCTTTCTTTTTTGGATAATGGCTAATAAATTTGTAAACAAAAAGAAGGATTTAACGAGTAATAGTGCTACTACATTATACACTGTACCAAGTGCTACAACAGCTGTTATAAAATCAATACTTGTATCTGAAGATTCAGGAAACGCGGATACGATAACAATTACGATAACCGATACAGATGACGCTGTTTTTAGCCTATTTAAAACTAAAGCTATATCCGCTAATGCAACGACCGAATTACTATCTGCGCCCTTAGTGGTTGCAGAAAGCGAAGTGATAAAAGTAACCGCAGCAACGGCTAATAGACTACATGTAGTGCTGTCTGCGCTTGAAATTAAACCTAGAACAGTAACATCATAGGCTTGATTTACATGAGAAAAACAAGTATTATTATAAACCCAGGTGAAAATCCTGCCTTTAAAAATTAACACATAAAAATTATGGCTATAGATAGAACAGGAATATCATCATTAAATACAGGCGCAGGAGAAATTACTTATTCTGGTAATCAAGGACCTAAATCTCCAGACCAAATGCTAATGGCTCAAGCCGATCCTATGTTAGTAGAAGAATATCT